TGTCAAATGCGGCAAGCATGCCGGTTTTTGGCTTAATGCTTATCTCTTGGTCTGGAAACCGCAGAAGCCCACCTTCAAAATCATCATTTAGATACAAAAATGCGGCGTATCGACTTCTAGTGAATGCTCCCGAGTTCCCTTTTTCGTCTGTGTTGTCTGAATGAATTCTTGCGTATGCTCCGGGCTCCCATTTTTGTGTGTGGTACCCAATTTGATTTATTATTGATGTATCAAGATTATGCACTGATGCAACCGCGTTAATTATTCCGGCCTTTATTTCAGAAAATATAGTAAGAGACAGGCCCTCCTCTGCGACAATTTCGTCATTGTCTTGCGGAAGTGTTGATGAATACGATTCGTAAAAAGATATTGGGGTCCACGTAAGTATCCCCAGGGAAGCATGTTTATCTAGGACATTTATGATTTTTGCTGCAGTTTCGGCATCGACAAAATCCTCATAAATAACTATGTCTTTGGTCAATCTTGTTTTTTTATTGAGGTTCATTTACTGCTTCCCGAGAGATAGCGCTATCCATGCGTAAACGTATTATATCAAATTCAGCAATTGTGAGGTCAGTTAGTCAGGAGTTGCCAATTTCAATGTATAGGTTTTTTAATCCATTCATCGTTCCGGCGTCCACATATCTCCCGCCGGGTTTTACGGCCCTGATGTCAAACCCATCTATAATCCATTCATTTAACTGCTTTCCCGGGTGGTCTAGTTCAGGATTCAAATGCCTTATCAAGCCTCTTCGGAACAACATTGTGCCCCACATGTCGGGATAATCGCAGTTGTTTACCTTATCTTGCGAACCAACCACTTTGCCGTTCACGATTTTTACTTGGCCTACGCTGCCTTTCAATTGTTTATCGCACTCCCATGCGCCGATGACGATATCCGCTTCTTCTTCCTTGGTCATTTCTTCGTATATGTTCACTGTGGAATTCAATATATAAGTGTCCGGCATTCCGATGACGACGGTGTCGCTGTGATTTCCTACCATAAAGGCTATTGCATCCGACATAGTAGATGGCTCGCGCACCATTAGTTTTACGCTCATGTGCATACTTTCCACAATCGGAACCCATTGGGCTCTCGTCGCCACGCGGACCTCATCGCAAACTTCCAACATTTGCTCGACATGCCACTGCAGCAAGGACGCGTCGTCTGATATAGGCAAACAAAATTTTGGTATGCCACCGATTCTGGACGCCCTACCGGAAGCCGGTAATACTCCTATTACAGCCATTCCTGAGACCTTCTAACATCTATATTCCACTCACCGGTTTTTTGGAAATTTTGCGACGCTTTCAAATCAAAATAGTTTTTGTTTTTTTTAGATGTTTCGACGTACTTTTCTTTTATTTTTGAATCGCTCGAAACTGTAGTTCCGTCGCCGATGGTTTTGTCAAACACGTCGTCTACGTCCATCATCTCTGCGTTGTTATTTTTATTATAAATACGAACCCTTTCGGCGTAGTCTGAATCCTCGAATAGATACGGGTAAAAATATTCGTCGAACAATCCCACCCCCCTAACCAGGTCTTCACCAAGGGAAAAAACGCAAAACCCTCTGTGCGTTGTGACTAGTCTTGATTTCCCGCTCGTATTAAATAATTTTTCTAATCCGCCCGGTCTCCATATCGTATCCGCCGAGGCGAAGACCCAGAAGCTCTCATGGGGGTACAACTTTATCGCGAGGTTCCATGATGCGGAAATTCCAAGGTTGGAAGGGAGGTTTAAAACCCTCACGCTTAAATCTTTCCTTTTCGGCTGATAAATTTCCGGACCGTTGTTTATTATCAGTATTTCCCCAACCGGGAAATCTACAGCGTCAAGGCTGGCGTCCAATAAATCATATCTATTTAGGACTGGCACGGAAAGTATTGGTATCACTCGGATTTTCTTTCTACTTGAACAATTCTTTTTTTAAGATTGTCGGCGATTCTTTTGTTCCTCTAACAAACACGGTTGAAAAGTATCTCGTTGCGTCATCCAAGACAGGCAGTGACCCGTGAACGACGTGACCACCGTGAATGTAGAGTGAGTTAGCTTTTGGTTTTACCTTTATCCCCAATTCCGGATAATCCAATTCTCCGCCCTGATAATCGTCGTTATAGTACAAGCAGAATCCATAACCTATGTAGTAAGGTAAATCTGGCATCCACTGGTCGGCGTGGTGTTTTATGAAATCGCCCTTTTTGTATCTTTGTAAGTGCATTGACGGAGGATAGTACGAATACGACTCGAGCAAGTTGTTCATTTTTTCGTTTATGAAATCAAAAACCGTTTTTTCCTTAAAAAATAAATTTTTCCCAAACCAAAAGTGCGTGGAACCGTCTTGCTCCTTCGCACTGCCGTCAAACCACGCTTCTTCTGGTGTATTTTGTATTATTGAATAAACATCCAGAAGTTCGTGTTCTGTCAAAAAGTTTTGAATTTCATACACATCATCGTGTAGTTTATTTGTTTTTGTCAAAATCGCACTCATACGTTTGATATATGTTTTTACTCCACATTTGAGCTTCCTATATTCTTATTCCATTTTTTATTTCATACCTTTGCGGGTGCGCCAATCGGAACTGGTCCTCTATGGCTGGTTGCATTTGCGCCCATTTTTCTTTGCCAAATTTGGCTTCCTGCTCATACCACTCCGCACTTCCATTCTCATATTTTTGCCAGTACATTCTTGATAAGAACTTATGTTTGTTGTAGGTCGGCATCACCCCGTGTAAATATGGGGAACCTTCTTCTGTCAGATAGCCCGGGTGGCCTGATGGAAAAACCAAAAGGTCTCCCGCCTCTGGTTTGTATTTTACAAGTTTTTCCCCCATCACAAAATCAATTTCCCCACCTTCGTAATCATCGTTGAAATACATAGTGCAAGTTATTACAAATTTGTACCCAGGAGCATGCCCCTGCTCTCTTATGTAATCAGAATGATAAGCCATTCGGTATTGATTTTCTTCGGTGCTTATGTGGTATTTCCCGATTGTTCCACCTGTCCATCGCCATAGTGGTACTTCAAAACCGTTGTCGTCTAAGACTTTTGCGTCATAATCTACGTCAATATTAAACCTTTTAATATAATCATCCGTCACAGCATAAAAATTATTCATCATTTCAACAACAAAATTTTTTTGATTTTGCTGAATCTCTGTGTTCGTTTCTACATTCTGTGCATTTCCGTATTTGTCTGACAAATTAAAATTTGGGAATATCGGATTTAGATAATCACCAAAAGTTGACCATTGCGTCCAGGGGCTGAAAAGCCTGTCTTCTTTTTCGGTTATGGAATCCGTCAATATCTTGTAGGACTTTAATACATCTTCAAACATGTTTTTATACACAAGTATTTTGGGGTATATCTCAACAACTTCAAGATTTCTTTCCGTCACGGCTTTCTGTCCCCGGTGTGCTCAATTATCTCCCAAAAGAATGGACAGGTGTACCTAATTGCATTTTTTACCTCCGTGACGCCATGGATGTACTTCATGTCACCTGGGAAAAAATATGCAGCTCCCTTTTTAGGTTTGAACTTAACTCCCTGGTTTGGGAAATACAGTTCACCCCCCTCGTAGTCGTCATTTAAATAGAACAAGCTTGACAAGTCATAGTTCGGAAAATCATTTGGAAGACCAGCGTCTGGGCCTTCGTGCAATTCTTTATCAGCGTGAGGTTTTTGGAACTGCCCAGGGAGCCATCGAACAATCGTTGTTCCTGTTGGGATAACTTTGACTTTATAAAATTCCTCAACAATTGGTTTTAGCCTTTGAAATAATTCACTAAGAACCGGGGATATAGCCGGGTTGTTTTTATCCAAGGTTGGTTGTGTTGCAACCCTGTCTCTCCAGTAGTCGGAATCATATACGACTGTGCCGTTTTTATTTACGTGACTTTCTGTTACGTCCCATATTGTCAACGATTTTGCGGCTTGCTCTAAAAACTGCATTTCCTCTTGCGTCATGAAGTTTTCTAGTTCAACAATATTTTCGGCTCCATCGCCAAAAAATCCGGAAGGCGTTATTGATGGTTTTCTAAAAACCAATGATGCTTTCTCTAATCCTGTCACGGAATTTATTCATTTCGCAGTGTGGGTTTTGTTGTGTCGCTCACATTTAATCTTAGCACTTTTGTTTCGTGCGAACCCAAGGGTTCATTTTTCTCGTTTACAGCGTCTCTATACCAATCGGTAAATTCTCCAGATATGTTTACCTTTTGTGCTGCATTGCCGTAATTGATAATAGCTCTATTTCGACGATTTTCTGGGTCTGAGTAATTTATGATATTTATAGACGAGTTATTTAAGTTAGTCAACGATATGGGAATTATTGTGGCGACTGGTGTTCCAGCTACTATCCGTGTCTCCACATTCGCGTTTCTTGCTTTTATTGCCAACGGCAGTGGACTGTCATAAAAAGATGTACTAATCAAGTTGGACATTGTTTCAAAATCATTGTCAAAATAATTGACTGGGTTGATTGTCCAAAGGCTTACATCGTTAGCGGTTCTGAAAACTAG